TGTACACACAGCGCTTGGCTCGTGCCACCTGTTTGCAGCTGTATATAAATATCCTCCCACAATTAATTCCCACGCGCCGTTATAATAATCATATCCCTTGATTACAATGTTCAGCATTGAATCATTTGCACTATTAGGCAATTTTATTTTTACCGCACCATATACATAGCCACCAACATCCGTATGTCTTGCCGTAAGGTTTCTCATGATTCTTGCACCGTTAATATCCTGTGCGAAAGGGGTACGGTTCGCAAACTCTGTCTTCTGCGTGGCGGTGACAAACTGCCTGTCCTCGCTCTCAATTATCTGCGCCGCTGTGGTTTTCGGGAAATATGTGTCCCACCCTAAGGTGGTTCGGATTTTGTGTACAAAGTTAAAAGCTGCCACTGTAAGTCCTCCTCTTAATTATTCAAATCGAACCAAACATCGCCTGTTTTCGTGTTCGCGGGTGCTGTTGTTGAAGCCGATACTATGGGCAGTACGTCAATGGCGTTTTTATTTGCCGTCATCTGCGCCTGTAATTTCCCGATTGCTGAAAGCACCGTGTCGGTTGCCGTGACAGCAGTGTTCGCCGCTACGGATAACCCCGTAAGAATACTACTGCGTACCGCCTGCACCACCCTCTGCGGTGTCCACGACAGCACGGTTGTTGCGGTTCCCGCCTCAGCTTGCGCCTGTGTCGCAGTCGTCGCATGAGGGTGAACGTGGTTGCCTCTCGCGTAGGTTGTACCCGTGCCCGGCGAAGCCGTACCCGGGGCGGCAGGATTCGCTGTGTGGGGCGTAATCCCCGCAAGCCGCGCAAATTCTTCTTTGCTCAACAGCCCGTCGGTCGCCGCACTCGCCAATGCAAGCACAACCTTCTCGGTGGAAAGCGGTTGCTTCTGCGTACCGTCCCACCAGTAGTCGGGAACTTCCAAGTCCTTGATATAAAAATTATCGCCAACCTGCAAAGTCGCACGGTTCGCGGCAATGCCGAGCCATGTGTCAAGTGCGGCGACGGTGTCGAAAACCCGCGCCCGCGACGCTCCTTTCGCGATGGTTTCAAGCGTCGACAAAGTCCCCGAAAGTCCCGTAACCTGCTCGATTTTTGTTTTTGGGAATAGATTGTCCCATCCCGCACCGTTAAATGATTTCATTTGAAAGTTTCTGTCTGCCATTTTCTTCTCCTTTCATCTCCCTAAGAGCGCAATAATCTTTTTATTTTAGGTATTAAACCATAAATCTGGCTCACAATCCGGCTCAGTTTCGCTTACGACGGCATTTGATACCGCTATGCCGCTAATAACCGGGTCAGCCTGCCCGTCTGAAATGTCCCACCAGTGACCGCCTTCGCCGTGATTTTCGGGTGGCGCTACGGAAATAACGGGTTTTATGGTGCTCGCAAATTTTCGAATAGTTTCTGTATTATTCATCATCTGTTCGAAACGTATATTGAATCCTGCAGAGGTGATTTCGCTCCCCGCTTCAATGATGGGCATATTCGGATTATAAACATGACCGGGGTCAATCGGTATATTTGACATAATAATTATCCTTTCTTAGAAAATATCATCGAATTCAAATGCCATAGAAACGCCTGCGTCTTTTCCTTTTGAATAGAAATTAATAAACTGGTGAGCATTTCCCTCGCTGTCAATTAATGCCGCTTCGTTTATGCGTGCGCCTGCTAAGTCAGCGTCCGGGATTTCGCCTGTGTATCTCGCTGTTGTTCTTGGTGTAAGCGGACAGCTGACGGTCACAGGATATAAGCCTACACGGTTTATAACATCTGTCTGTGTTTCTGACGGCATTACCGGATCTCCGTCTGAATCAACTCCGCTCGTGCCGACTGCAAAATGCGTTATTGGTGCAATTGATGAACGTGCGCCGCTCGTATACTCGCAAAATGCGACCCTCCTGAATAATGAAACAACTGCTGTAGGAAATGATGAACTGTAAGAACCCATAATTTTTACCCTTTCTATTTAAAATGATAACCGTAATCGAAATGATAACCTCTATCAAATACGGGTGGCGACGTGATATTCATGCCGAAAGATTTTGATATTCCTTTCAACTCGAATTTCGACATTAATAATTTATTAACATTTATGTCATTTTTGTTTTCTATTGCATAGCCTTTTAATGTAACATCATTGAATGCAACACCATTTGAATGTTCTCCGTCAAATCTCGCGCCGCTATCGAAATGTATACCTGTATCAAAATATGATGGCGCATGATGTCTATATGTTCTGTTTATGTATGAATATGGCGATAATTTTATATTGTTAAAATCAATATCATTATAATTATGAAGCTCGATGATAGCGATTTGACTGATATATAACAATAAAATATTTGCGGGAATTATCGCGCGTAACCACGGTATTAACTCCCGAATCACACGCCGACTCATAAATGCTTCAGATTCAATTTCAACAGGAATGTCAATTACGAGATTCATTACAAGTCCGTCCATTTCGACTCTGATTGAATCTTCGCCACCTGTTCTAACTTTAAGCTCGTGTCTTAACCAGTTCAGCGTGAATGGTGCTCGTGCTCTTAATCGTTCCAAAACACGGCCGCGGCGTTCTTCAATTGCCTCTGTAAGATTTGGAATTATATTGTAAACTCGCTCAAATATCTCAATTCCCTGCATATCCGCTGTTGTGGCTCGCGTGTTCAATAGAAACGTGACTATTTCCTCATTAAGCCTATCAACTTCTGATTGTGTGACACGCCATAAATCGTTTGCTTCGACGTTATTTGTGTATAGCTCAATTGCTTTATCGCGTATCATAATTCTCTGCCTTTCGTAAAGGATTTGGCGGGCGCGGAGCAAATCAGCGCGCCCACCTATGCGGTTGACTATGTCTGAAAGTACGAATAACGGACACAGCCTATATTTTAACTCAGAGGAGTTAGTTTTTCTTGCCTCCTCAATCTTAAATCTTTTTAACCCCATTCACCTTCGCAAACCCTGAGGTATTCGCCGAACTTGTATCGTCGGAGTTCACCCCGAGCTGCAGCGGAAAATTAACTCCCGAACCACTGATAAATCTAATCACAATTCGCTTCTGACCTACCAATGTGGTATTTCTCGCCACCGCGTCATATGCGCTTCCGGCGTAAGGCTGTGTAATAATCACCATATCTCCTGCCGCAACGTTATCCGAAATCACCGCCTCCTCCGGCTTCGCAGCCGGTTTCCCGTAAGGGCTTAAACCCGCTTCAATCTGCAAAATTATCAAAGCGTCCGATGTAGTGACCTTGCCGTCCTTGTCAACATCAAGCCGTGCTGCCTGTTCAGCGGTTAATATTTCCAGTCCCGCCGCCGCTCTCAATGCCAGAAGCGCATCTTTGGTGGTAAGCGGTACGATAGATTTCTCCGGTTCAACACCAAAATGCTTGGAAATAACCTCGGCTTCTGCCTCGGCAAGCCGTCTAAGATTTGAATCAACCGTCAAAAACGCTGCGTCAGTAGGATTGGTATGGAATCCATGTTCCATGAGCATTGCACAGGTGCAGCCGCCGTTTGCGGCGGAACGGATTACGCCGTAATAATCATTATGCGCGTTGTTATCCAGTGTACGCTCTTTGACACCTCTTGAACTGTGATTCATCACGCGACATACTGCAGCGAGCAGCTTGTCTGCAAGTGGTTTGTGCTCACGACCCTTAATGCTCAGATACACTTCCGAGCCGGTGACAGTTGTCTGAGTGGTATCTGCGGTCGCGTTGCTGTGCAGCGAAAGAAACAGTACGGATTTGTTGGCGGCGGCGGCTCTGCCTCTACTATCAACTGAGGGATTGTCGGTGATTAGCGGGCGGGTAGTTACGACCTCGAATCCTCGTCGCTCCAGCTCACTTCTCAAAAATCCCGCCAATTTCCACATCTGCGTACCCTCAAAAAAACCCTTCACCGGAGGGTAGGAATTGTCACGCTCGCCATGTCCGGGGTCGATTGTAATTCTTAGTTTCGTGCTCATGTCAAATATCCTCCTATTTTTTATTGCAGTATTCTTTCACTGCGCTTTCAACTATTACTTGCAATTCTGTATTTTCAAGCGTCATTCCAAGCGAGCGAAGATATTTCAAAACATAAATATTTTTTTCTTCTCCTTTCCCTGCACCATAAATCTGCTCGGCGGCTTTGACGGCTCTTTCGGTTACTCGCTTGATTTTATCGAATTTCTGTTCTCCGAGTTTTCCTACTATCCATGGAATTATAAATCCCGTGATTATAAGCGCAATCAGTGCTTGAATCGCATTAAGTAATTCTTGGCTCATAATTATGCTACCTTTCTATTTAAATATAATCAACATAAGTGAAATTCGCGCTATTGAATTGCGGGATAATAGTTTCTTCCTGCGTTTGAACTATCACATAGCCATTAGGGTCGATTTCACCGTTTATCGTGAAATTAGTAAAATCAATAGCTGCGATTAAGCCTGTATTTAAAAGCTCAACACCAATAATCTGCGGACTCAGAACAATATTCCATGTGTGAGTTTGAAATCCCTTGGGCGTTACTGCTATTCCGTCATTCGCAAAATATGTGCGCTCCCACTCTGACACGACATTGCGCTTCATTCTGTCTATGTGGCTTGCGAGAATTGTTTCAAGCTGTGGGCTTATTTGCTCGGGCGTGATTCCGTGTGCCAAAACAGCGCGTATTCCGAAATTGATATTTTCTACAGACGAAGTGGAAACAGTGACATTATGTCCGATTGGCGCAATTCCGAACCCTGCACCGGGACGCGGGTCAACCATTTCTTGAACTATGTCGATAAACTCATCTGTCACCGGATTATAATTGCTGTCGAGAATATCGACTTTTGTCGTGTTGTAGCCGCGCCACACGGGAAATACCATAACTGCTTGAACGCCGTCTATATTTTGCATAAATGTAAGATAATCGGCGACATTTCCGCCATATTGTTTTAATCGCAGAGATTGAATCAACCTTCGCCTGTAATCTTCGTCACTTTCGCGGTTTTGTCCGGGCATTTGAGTACCGGTAATCTCGGCACTTCCGAAATTATTAATATTTGACACTTGCAGAAGTTTTCCTATATAAGAATGACCAATTGTCCCGGCTGATTTGGCTCGTAAAAGAGCCTTCTCGCCCTCATACCCTATGAGCTCAAATATTATAGGTTCATCGGTATTCGCCGATTGAAGCCTGCTTGCAATCGGAAACATAACGCGCTCACGCTCGCGGTTATAAGTCAAGCCTGTGCGTATTGCATGAGTTGCTTGACCGCGCTCGATTCTGTAATCTGCGCCGAATGCGTCAAGCTCTGCTCCGCTTGCAGTCAAAACCGACACCTGTTCTCTCGCGATTTGTAAAACCATGTCGAGCTCAGAAATGCTTGCGGCAATAGGCGCGAGATAATTATGCGCAGGCGAGGTTATGCGAGTGTCCTGTGGAATTTCTTCATTCAGCCGCTCATACATTCTCTGTATAATCTCCGAAACGTTAAACCTGTTTCTTGTCAGCGCATTTATTTCAAACAGTAATGCCGTTACAATCCTGTTGAAATCGCGGTCATTTCGGTGCGGTTCGAGTATATTTAAAATTTCTTGAATAAGATTTTCCGACATGAATATACTCCTTTATTATGATAATAACGCCTCTACCGATGATTCAAACGAACCGAATATGCTCTCAACCTCGAAAAATGCTCTTGCCATAGCGGGCGCAGGATTGTCAACGCTCAAAATTCTTACATCGCGCACACGGTCATCTTGCATAACGGCTTCCCGCACCACATTTTCAATACGCGCTCTGAAATAATTGAAGCTTTCGCCGATGAACTGTCTTTTTTCAATGCCATAACTATGAGGGTTTATTTCATAGTCATAACGTTCCGTGTTCACAATATGAAATACGGCTTGCCGAACTGCTTCTAAACCGTCAACCTCACCGAAACAATGTGATTTGTCGGATTCGCTGTCCTCGAAATACTTAAATGTTCGCGAGGTTTCATGCACCGGCTCAATGGGAATTGCAAATTCGTCACGATAAATAGGTATCATTGATTATCCTCCGGCAAAAGCATTTCTCGTAACTAAATTCGACCTGCAACACTCTCTTATTTCATTCGCAACGCGCGCGCTTGCATATTCTCCCGCTCTCTGTGCGAGCCGTTCCTCGTCCATGCCGGGACTTGCATAAACTTGAACGGTTGTGCCGCCCATGTTAATATTGGTTTCTGTTTTCGGTGATGTTTCGTAGATGTTTGACGTATAATATCTTGGCGGTGCAATTTGATATTCGGATTCAACATAACGATGACGCGCCACATCTTCCATCATTCGTGTAATCTCGCCTTTGATTTCCCGATTCGCAGGGTCGTAAACGAGAAGTGCGTTGCCCGCAGAGGTGGAAACCGTCCTGTAAACGCCTTGCTCGCGTGCTGTGCGCCTTGCGGATTCGGCAAGACTTCCAACAAGTTCAATTTGGCTTGCCAGCATATTAAAATCTTCGGTATAATATACATTTCCCATTTTTCCGATGATTTGTTCTTGAACAGCGAGCAAAGCAAGTTCAGCTTCAACCATACCCCATAATCCGTCAGTAGCTGTTCTGATTGTCGCGGTATATCCTTGAAGCGAATTATTTGCCGCAACGTATGCTTTCGCATCGTTAATTATCGTCATAGCATAATCGAAAGACATCTGGTCTATTTTCGCCTGTGTTACCGCAAGCACCGCGTCTTCAACAGCAAGAAGCGCACCCTGCTCGTCAAAAAGCGCAGTAAGATAATGCGGTGATAAGCCCATAAGTTCATGAAATACGTCAAGCGAAATATTCTGTCCGGTGTTGACCGCGTAAATCGCGTCGGAAAGCGCAGTATGTACGATTCTCATTCTTTCGGCGGCATCATAAACATCGCGGTATGACCGCCGAAGATGATTTTGTGTGCGCTCTTGGACTTCGGCAATGGCGTTCAGCCGTGCATATTCGCGTTCAAGTCGAGCGATTTCGGCGGCGTGTTCGCCTAACACTATATTTGTCTCTATAATATTTCCCGCAGCTATATTGAATCTTCCAATTTGTTCATCTAATAAATCGGCTAATTTATGATGTTCGGGATTTACATCATTTCTAAGTACATCAGACATATTTGTAAAACTTGTTATCGCACTTTCAAGTAATTTTTGTTGAAAACCTGTAAGCTTGTTCCCTTGTTCCATACTGCTTATTAATTGATTAAATTCCTGCATTTCTACTGATTCTGTTAATATTTCATAAAAATTGCCCCAAATCTGCTTACCTCTTCTCATTGTATCATCAAAAATTTGTTCAACTTTTTCGGCTATTTCACGTGCTGCGTGTTGTTCTGCTAATAATCCTAAAGTTCTAAATGTTTCAATACGTTCTTCAAGTAATTTATTACCTGCCTGCAAATGCTCAATCAGCGGGTCGCTCGCGCCTAAATAAATCATGCGTTCCATTAAAATTATATTTTCATATAATAAATCTTGATATCTCGCTGCTTCTTGGTTTAGTTCATCAGCGCTTTTAGTGATTCTATTAAATTCATTTTCAACATCACTTAATTCTTCCACCGCAGTTTTCGAGAAAAACTTCACAGTTTCAACAATCGCCATGATTCCCATAGCCGCAAGTGTCAAAGGTGCGATTAAAGCTGAAAGTTTCGCGGCGACCGGGACAGCTCGCGCCAATCCGTTTGTAAGGCTGTTGACGCTGGTCAGTGTTGTTCTCAGCGCAGGAGGAAGAAGCCCGAAACTGCCTAAAAGACTTCCGGTCGCGCTCGTCATGCCTTGGATTCCTTTAGTGGCTTTGCTCGAAGCAGCCGTGATATTTTCAATTTTTTCTTCGACAATTACCGCTTGTTCCTGTACTTCAATCAGCGCGGGTACGGATTCATAAACAGTTTGCTTAAATTCCTCTGCCATTTCGTGCGCGGTTTCAAACGCAAGCCCGGTCAAGTCCATAGATTCTTGAAATTCGGTTGCTTGGCGTTCCAATTCTATAAACTTTTCTGTCACATTGCCTAAATATGTGCCTTGCAGCTCAATTGATTCTGCAACATCTAATGATTTTGATTCAAGTTTATCGAATTTATTGACAAGTTCTTCTATATATGTGCCTTGCAGCTCAATTGATTCTGCAACATCTAATGATTTTGATTCAAGTTTATCGAATTTATTGACAAGTTCTTCTATATGTGTGCCTTGCGATTCGATTGAATCGGTCACGCTGTCGGAGTTTTTCGCCAACTCGCTGAACATTTTAATGAGTGATTCGACATTATCCTTGACATTTTGAAGTGCGGGTGAGGATTCATCTGTCATCTGAATTGTATTTTTAAGAATCATGTACCTCACCCGCTTTTTTTTCTTGTTCTTTTGCGTTCCTGTCAACAATTTCCTGTATGACAGGCATATAAAGTCCGATTAGTTCTGAGCGTTCAAACAGTGTCATCGACCTGAATTCGCGGGGGGTAATATGCTGTTCTCTGCAAATTACCCCCATCGCGAACCAGTAGGGGAATACCGGCTCATGTGTATCTACGGTGACACTGTAGAAAAGTTTTTTGATGTTTCTGCCGCGTCAAATATTTTATCTTCCTCAGCTTCGCTTGCCGCGTCTGTAAAAGTGATAATTTTGTTGAACAACGCCATCACACCCAATTTTCCAAGTGCGCGGGCAATAAAATCTCGCTTGTTTCGTGCGCCGAGTTCGGAGATTTTATCATTTGTCAGCTCGATAAATTCAATAGTATGCTCGACAATGACATCGAGAATTGCTCCGCCTGTGTTATTTTCAAGTGAAATGCCTTGAATCGAATCATCACCCGAAACCCGCATTTTGTTTGTGTTAAACTCTACGCGGGCATTTTGATAAATGATGTTCGCTTCATGCCCCATCGGTTTAATGTTGAATTTATTGATTTTCCCTCTGATGTCAATTTCAACTTCTTTTGTAGAATTCTCAAATTCTGCGCCGCTTTTATAAAGGTCAAAAATATTTGTCATCTTTGCACCTCGCGGAAGTGACGAAGCGTTTCTTTATGACGCGCGAACATCACGATAGTACCGATTTTTTCGGTATTGCTTGCAGCGTCCGAATTATTGGTATTGGTAACGCTTTCAAGCACTATGTCGGAATATTGAGTGACCGCACCGCCGTTGTGTTTGATATTCACAGGGTCTTCGTCTGTAAGTACTATCAGATATTCGTCATCAATACCCTCTCTCACTCTTTCCATTTGACGTTCCCAAAGCCCGCCGTCTGCGCCGACAACAAATGTAAATGTGATTCTGTAAGCGAATCCATAACGCCTTTCAAAAGGTACGCCGCCGGAGCCGAGAATTTTCACTGCGAATGTTTCACTGACATCATCAATAGATGTTGAGCGTATTTCACCGCGAATTACTGGAGTACTGCCGTTTATGGAAAGGTCTACTGTCTGCTCGGACATACGCATAGCTGCTCTGCCGACCTGCCTTGAAAACGGATTTCTTTTAGCTGCCATAATTTATTTCCCTCCTACCATGTTATTGACATATGAATATTTGCAACGGATACGCCGAGTGCAATGCCTATGTTATCCCATCGGACAGTCCATGTACGCGGTCTTCCGCCTTGGTCGACAACAATGTTTTCAAGCAGATGTCCGTAGATTATGCGTGATGTTTCCCACGATATGCCGAATTCGTTTAGTGCACCATGGAAAAGCTCGCGTCCCGAAGGTGTATCATCGACATTGCCTTGATAACTCCCTGTGAACACTGCGGTTATGACAACTTTCATTTCATCAATTGCGCGAATAGTGCGGTTAAACCGCCATACTTCGTCTTTTGTTGGCGTTACACTCGTAAAGCTGTTTATATCATTTTCCACGCGGAACGTGCCGTCTCGGGCGCGGATATATGTAAACATTCCGCTGCGGTCGGCGGTTTCACGCTCGCGGCGCGAGAGTATGGGTCTGATGTTCGTCATTCCGGGCATAACATTATTGGTTTCATCTATGTTAAGTGGGCAGCCTGCATTAAGCCCTGCACGATAAAGCACAGCTTCGCCCATATCGTACCACTCGTTTTCAAGCTCAATTTCCTGATGAACCTGTGTGATATTGTGATTATCAATGCCGTTTTCAATTGCGGTTGCAATAACCCCGCGCTTTTCACGCTGCTCCTCGGCGTTAATTCCGTCAAGCCAGTTTCTGAACGCCGTGCGTGCCTGTCCGTAATTCGGGTCGTTCAGATTCATCGAAATTGCAATCACGTTCCAGTTGTCGATACGTCCTGCAACATCTAAAAACGCGCCTATTCTCGCGGAATATGCTTGCGTTGTGCCGTTTGCGCCGTTTTCAAGCACAACCTGACCTTCGGTTATAACGCCACCTGTTGATAATCTTGCAGTTACAAATCCATTATCTTGGAAGTCTGAAAAAACGGCTATTGACTGTCTGTCTAATTCGCGATTTCCGAAGTATGTAATCACTGTGAATCTGTCATCTTCCTCAGACACATCAACGCGGATATTATTACCGGCAACGCCTAATTTCGCAGCGTTAAATGACAAATCACCGATACTGCCGGCGGCGCGTGTCCCGCCTGTTGACTGCGGAAATAAAATAGCTTGCGAAGCTCCGACGAAAGCCGCTGAAGCTTTCTTGTTGTAAATGCTGTCGAAAGTAAAGGCTGTGAAGCCTAATTTTTCATACGCTGCATTGCTTGCATATTCTTGCGCGGTGAGTGTTATGGGTTCGTCCTCGTTATACCACGGAAGCGGTATCATTGCGACAACCGTACCTGTTTCACCTTGGAACGTCATCGGACGCGGGACGGATTCGACCGTGAAATAAACACCGGGTAATCTTGTAGGGAATGGAAGCATTATTTTTCTCCTCCTTTTTTGTCAGAATGTGCGCCGTAAGAGCTAAACAATTCGGGGTATTCCTTGAGTTCGTTTTCTGTGGGTTTAATCTTATCGCCTTTTTTGAGATATTCAATTTTTGCCGTTTTGTGATTATAACGGATATAATCTTTGCTGAGGGTGTAAGTCATCGTAATGCTCCTTTTCTGTTATTTTTGTTAAACCTTTAATATTGGCTGTCGCATTACCAAAAACATCAAGCCGTATTCTGTCTTTCGTAGTGCCGCATCGGACAAATCCATATTGATTTTATTTACAGCATAGTTTATAGTCGCGCCGTCATCGGAAATACTGCTGACTTCCTGTGCGCCGCCCTCCGATTCATCTGCCGTAAGCTGATTCAGTTTAAGCCGATGCGCCGTGAGATAAACCAAAGCTTGCGGTCTCAGTCGCAAAAATCTTAAGCTCGAAACAAACGGACGAGTCAACTCAATCCATTTAATAACGACTTCGTCCGAGATTTCTTTGAATTCGTCTGCTATCATTCTGAATGTTTCGAGAATCGAATTATTATTCATATGAATCAGCTCCTTTTAATAATCGGCTTCGCAATACAACGGCAGCCCCACTGCTCACCCGGATAAACTCCCACCATTGAAGCGGGAACGCCTGCGCCGATTGCTCCGGACTTCCACGGAAATACCCGACTGTGGAGCGGCATATGCGTATCTCTGACACGGTCGTCATTCATAGTGAACCACTCGAAATCATCGCAGTTAATATTCAACTGCCGCACTTGGTTTAACTCGGCATAAAGCTCATCGACTTGGTCGTGCGCCACAAAACTAACGCGGTTATTTATGATTATGTCGGCAGCATAAATTGCGGTTGCTATATTTCTCAAAGAAACGCCCTCTTTAACGCCGCCGACAATATCGGCAGTAACGCGCTCTTTGTACTCGTCAATAAAAATAAACGGCAGAAAATGCAAGTTATTTTCTTCTCGCTCGTCAAGAATGTCGTCAATGCCATCGTCAAGCTCTTCAAATTCACTGATTTGAAATATATTCAAATCTTCAACAATATCATAGAGCAGCAATCGGCGTTGAAGCTCGCTTGTCGATTCGACAAAACGTGCAACTATTTCTCTTAACTCCTCCGGATTCCAAACGGCAGAAGTTACATTGAAAGCGATATTGATTTCTGCCGTGATTAAATCAATATAAGCTTCTGTTATCTCGTGCGATTCACGATTAGGATGTTCGTAAAACTCAATTATTAAGGGGATAATGCGCTCGGCATATATCCCCTTTACAATTCGTTTCATGGTGTCGACGCGGCGGTGTAGCTCCGCCGCATACTCGTCACCTATTCGTTGGACAGTCTTATATCTCGTCCTTATTTCTTCGTCCTCTTTGTCTGACCGAGTTATCATCGTCTGATTGCGGAGGATTTTCGACATCGTATGTTTCAGAAAAGTCTTTACTTTCATAACCGCCGCCTTTGCCTCCGTCTTCGTCTGTTTCGAGTACAAACGAATCGGGATAATATTTCAATTCTAATTTAGTGGGCTCGATTGAATTGCCAGTACTGAAGGCAGTGCGCTCGCCTTTTTTGCCGTGCCGGACAAAATTGCCTTTAACTTTATATGTCATTATATAATTCCTCCATAATTCTGTACGGATTGTCGAACATGCTGAGAATACCTCGCTTGACCGGATAATCGTAGTAAGTCTTGAAATATTCCCATATTTTGAGTTTAGTTGCCTTGAAATTTCATGTGCGAAATTCCTACCTGATAACCGTCACCGGATTTTGTAATGCGCTTTTTAATTCTCGGTGCGGTCGCAGTGAGTAGACGAATCGATGTCACCATGCCACCCATTGACTGCCATTCAATCGGCTCTAATGGCAATCCCACAACAACGTCAATGACATCGCGTGTCATTTGCACGAGTGTCATATTGCCGGGTCTGAGTGCAGATGTGGGTGTAATCTTCTCGATTAAATCTACGCGGTGCAGCCAGTCTTTCAATACTTCCGCCGAGCCGTCACCGAAACGCCTGTAAAGCTCTGTGCTGTATCCGGTTGGTATGTAGAGATTGAAAGGACCATCCTTGTAATCCGCTTTTTCGAGGTCGCCAATCATCGCGAGCACCATAGCTTCGGCATTTTCCTTGTTGAAAGGTATGGTTTCAAATCCGGTGGTTCTGATTCTATCAGGGTGTGAGGTATAACCATAGATGTAGCTTCCGCCGAGTTTGTGGGCATAACCATTAACAGTGATTTCTTCCATAGTTGTCGCGACTTTCCGCGCCGCTGCGTCGGTGTTCGACAGGTCGATGTTATTACCCGCAACCTGCGAAGCGTTTAAATCGCGCAGGTCAAATTCAATATCCTTGTAAATGATAGGATTCGGCAGGCTGTCGCGTTCATAATCGATAAGGTCTTTTTCTCCCGCCGCCGAGATGTTCATAGAAACATTAGCATCAGACATTCCGCCCTCGATGTTCCACTCAACTTTACTGATACCGATACCGCCAACATCGTAGACAAGCCCTGCGTCAATAAGGTCTTGGTATGCTTTGAGTGTTCTTGTCGCCATCGGAACAATATGCTCAGTATCCATGCGTTTCCAATCATCGTCCTTGAAAATCGTGTTAGTGCGGAACGGCGCGAGGCGTTCGTGCAGTTTCCCGTTTGCGCGGAGCAGCTTCATGCCCATGTGTCCGCCTAAACCTTTTGCACCTATAATTGTAGCGTTATCCATTTTTACAATACCTCCATTTTAATAAAAGTAAGAGCCGTATCCTCGCCGGATGGCGTGTCTTCAAGTGCTAAGCCTATGGCGTTGTCTGCCGTTCCCGCCTGCATTAAGCCACTTCCGTTAGTTGCCGCTGTTAAAAACTGCCCTTTGGTGATTGTTGCGGTTCCGGATGTTCTCACATTGTATATTTCACCGCGCAGCGCATAGAATATGGAGACCTGCTCGTCTCTCTCGAATACCTGCGAGAGGTCTTTGCCGCCGCCGCTTGAAAAGTTTATGATACCGAGTCTTGTAAGTTCGTCTGCCGATGTAGGAGGCGCGACCGCGCCGGTGCTGCCGTCAAAGCTTTCAGAAGCGGAAGAAGCAACCGGTGTCACGATACACCCGGGGGTAAGTCCTCCAGAGGGTGCAACAGTTAATTTTACTTCTTTTTCAACCGAAGCATCACCGAGAACGCGGATAATATTAGATGTAGTTCTGATTCTCATTAGTTGTTGTCTCCTTTCTTTTTAGCATAAATCCCGCCCGAAAGCTCAACGCCTTGCTTTTTGTCGTTTGTGCGCTGCATGCCTTTAATGCTGTAATTAGGAGGCATTTCAACGCCCTGTCCCTGCGCAATGGCTTCAAGCGTGGGATTATCCATCACTTTTAAGCTGTTTACAGAGAACCTCGCGTTTGTTTTCGTGATGTTTTCAATCAGCTCGTCGCGGTATTTTTTGTTGCCCTTGATAAAATTGTTCACGCTGAGCTTCATGTCGTTTTCGGCGATTCCCACATTTTTGCAAGCTTTCTTGAACGCTTTAAGTTCAAGCATTTCCTTGCGCATTTGTGTATTTATGAACGGCGCGCGGCGGCTATGACGAGTAATTGTCGCAGGGTCTTTACGTCTGCGCCTTGCGTTTTCAAGAGCCTTAACCGTGTCTTCTTCATCGTCTTCATCAGGATTAAGCTCATCGAGGTCGGAGGTGTCCATGTTGTCAGAAAGCTCGCTTGCGATTTCAATTACCGGCTCGCCTCCGAGCTCTTCGATTCGTGCGTTGCACTCCTCAATTAGCTCCTCGATATCGTCCGCTTCTTCTTCAAGCTCTGAGATTTCTTCCTCGGTTGCTGCGTCGTTTGTTTCGAGTTCGGTAATTTCTTCCTCAATTGCCCCGATTTCAGCATCAAGCTCGAGTGTAATCGCAATCAGCTCGTCTACGCTCTCGATATTTTCAATAATATCGAGAGCCGCGCCCTGCTCCATGTCAATAAGCTCTTCGGCTGTCACGTTCTTGCGCATTTCCAATGCTCTTTTAGCGCGGGCTGAAAGGCGGCGTTCTGCCGGAGCTGCCAGTTTAGTTGATTTTTTCTGTGTTTTGTTGGTTGTAACAGGCTTTTTTGTCTTAGAATTTTTTCTAAACAGTGCCATATTGTTTCCTCGCTTTCTTTGAGTTGGTTTTCTTTTGGGTTTATCAATATACTGCCGCGCAGATATAACCTCCGTGGCAGATTTGCCTAATTTAACTTCACTACTCCTGCGGTCGAACTCGTAGCTCACTTTGTAAACGTGCTCTTTTCCTTGGCTGTCTTTTTTACTGAAAACTGCATAATCAGTTCCCTTGCGCCTGTCATAATAAAGCTCGTTCACAGCCTTTACATCGGAGTGAAACTCTTGGATTTTCAAAAGTATATTTTCCAACAGCATGATTTGGGATTGCTCGTTTGCTGTGATATAATTATTCGGCTTGAATTTCGGGAAAATATTATAAAATGTGTCGAGCATCGCCTTTGAAAACGGCAATTTATTGCCGTCATCAATTTGAATTTTATGCCTGTATGCGTTATTTCTCACACCGCCGCCGTCTTCAAGAGAACATGCTCCTACGTCATTCGGCAGGAGCGCTAGGTGGTTAGGTATGATTTCATGTTGAATCGCAGTATATGGCACGCCGTCATATTCATCTTCTTTTTCCTCAAGTGTAGTAACATAGTACCCGGTTGAGCATTCCATCTGCTGACTTTTCAGCACTTTGTCGTATGCCGCTTTGCTTTCCTCATTCTTCGCCATTTTGTCAATGTCAAGGAAAACCTCTCCTTTGAGCTTTTTGGACGGCTCGTCATATGCGACATTCCATACATATCCCACATGATACTCTTCGATTGAATCGCGAGTATTGGCGTTTTCGCTTTCGCCATCCTTACCGACAGGGTGATTGACAACCACGCGCTGACCTTCCCACAGTTCAACACTGTTTTTAATCGCGGTGGCGGTGAGGTATTCTCCATTAAGAACCTGCTCTTTTACTAAAATGCAGGGCGCTACAAGGTAATTCTTGCCATCAACCTCCTCAAAGCGGGTTTTAAGCTTCTCGCAGTCGTTTGTGGAGATGCGCATGATTTTTTTCGCCGAGTTAGTTTTTAAGTGTCTACGCACTGTTCTTTTTAATCGTGGCATTTCTGCGCCTCCTCTTGAATTGAATATATTTGTCGTTCATGGGCAGCTCGTTGATGATTTCATCGTAATTGTCAACTGGTCTTGAATTCGATTCCGGTACTTCGGGGTCGAGTTCAAGCATTTCCCTGATTTCCTCATAGCTTGTAATCGCCGTCATCGGCTCTAACTGCCCTACTACGCTCCTCATGGCAGTAATCCGCTTAACTCCGTCCTCTACCTTTTCGGACTTGGTGCGCTCAATCAGCGGCTTCCACTCAACTGCATAATCTTCGCTGCTTTCGATATATCCGTATGAAATGAGTCGCTCTATTAAAGGTATAAGCATATTATCGGCAGCGAACGTCTCGCGCCGCCCCCCGATGTTCGACAGGAACATATCGCGGTCAGTTTCGCCTGCAAGCTGACCCTGCTCGCTCCCGAAAAGAATCCGGGTCGGCACTCCACAAGTTGACAGCAGTTGCCCCAAAACCTCAAACACTCCGCGCGGATCGGGGGTCTGCGACGGCAGCGAAGTCACGTCCATGCCGTTCACAACCATATTGCGCTTACGCAAATTGTTTGAATATTCTTCAAACTCTCTTTTCATCTGCTCTATGGTTTCTTCCGAGAGGAAAACGTCTTTATCGTCAGACGCGATTTTAGCCACAAGCCCTTGAAACGCGCCGAGCCAAAACATTTCGGCAGACGAACCGACAAGCTTCACGAGGTCTTGAATATAACAATATACAGCTTCAAGCTTGGGCGTGCCATAATAATCACTATCAATCAAATCATCGGCAACATGAATAATGCGGCTGTGGTGGACTTCATGCGAAATAACCATGCCGGTCTCACCCTGCACGCTCACGCTATAGGTTTCCGGTTCGCCGTATCGCGGAGATTTGCTGTCGGTGTTCCATGTCTTAATCTGCGCCTGCTTCTCGGAATAGACATAAAGCCCTGTTATGTCAGTGATATTTCTGTTTCTTGCAAACTCTGTCTTATAATCTCCGTCCTTGGTTGCTATCAGTATGACCGAGTACCGTCCGATGCACGCGAGCAGGTCGGCGCGTTTGAGCTGTTTGAAAAGCTTGTGTTTTTTGCAAAGCTTTGCGATTGCCGCCTCAATTGATTCGCTGTTGGTTATAAAAGGATTTGTGCGCCACGTAAAATCGACAATAACGTCAATAATGCGCCGCGCAATTCCAATGTGCTTGTATGCGTCGAGAAAATCGTCATAAATCAGATTATCGCGATACCCGAAAGAATTTGACAGCGTTTTCATGGGATTTTGAGATGTTATTAAGTCATCGAGTGCAAGTCTGTTCATTGTTTATAAATGCCCTCCGTTATTTTTTTGCCTTAAACGCTGCTACTATTTTGGTCGTGCGGACAAAATACCGCTTCGAGTCCATGTAGTGGTCATTCTCTTTAACCACCGCATCTTCACCGTCTTTTTTATCATCAAAGGCATAGCTTTCAATCTCTTGGAGCAGCTCTTTGCAGCAGCGATTAATTTTAATCAAACCGTGATGAAAAGCGGTTATAACGTCCTGTATGCCCTCCATAACGGAGTTGTCAGCTTTTTGCACCGTGAAGTGTTTCCGTGCACTTGTTATAAAAGGTGTCGCCGATGGGTCGCAAATCAAACGCTCGATTTTCAAGCCGTTCACAAACTTAACAACGTCATTGACGTACTCTGTGACCTCTTTGGTATCCTCTGCGCCGCCTGCGATTCTGCCCGAATATCCATACTCGCGCACAGCATACCACACGTTATCGAACAAACCCCATAGAATCACCGCGAACTTGTTTCTCATGCCCCAGTCAACGCTAAGAATATATTTGCTGTAGGCGCGGGGTTCTGCCAGTACGGTATGCAGGTCATAGTTGAATTTAGAATAGACAAGCCCCTCGGCTTGCTTGCGCTGCCCTAAAATATCGCGAATATAAAAAGCCGTCCCTTTCGGCACGGATTCAATAACTTCTCTAATTTGCTCGTCGGTCATCGATAGATTGTCCGCCATCGTGAACGACATATGATTATATCCATAATCGGGGTCGGCTTCTTTTTTCTGCTCGTACCATTCGAGCATGTCCTTGTAATACCAATGATTCGGAGATTTCGGGTTGATGTCGTGAAAGACTTTTCGCCGCTTGCTCGAAAACGTCCGCGAAAATACCTCATCGATAAATTTCGGGTGACAGCGGTTCGCCTCGGTAATGTACGCCATGCCGAATGTATAACCTGCAATAAAATCTTGGCTTCGAACGTCCTTGCCGCCGGAACGGAGCAGAACTTTTCGCCCAGTTGCGGTTTCAATATAGTAGCAAGGCTTATCTTCGTACTTACCGGCGCGGCAACGTCCGCCGAAATAATGCTCAATTCCCAGCCCATCAGACTTGTAGATTATTGCGCCCGCCGTGCCGGAGGTATAGCCTGCTATAAAGTGAAGCTCGTTCGGGTGCGTTTCAAGCTCATTACAGAAAATGTCGATGTTTATAATATTCTTGCCGGAACGCTTACCGCCCTCTGCTACGTTAAACCACGCTTTTTCTGCACGTTCGGCATATAATCGTTGTTTTGGACTGAAAGGGCAAAGCTCTTTAAAAGTGTTTGTCATGAATTTCACTACTTCGCATAATACGTGTTATACGACATTCGTATTTAATCATTTTCAAAATCCGAAATGTTGCGCTCCTCGACTTCGACAGTGCGAGCCTCGTTCCGCATAACTCCAATCGCGCCGATTCGCTCATAATCAACAGCGACTTCCTTGTTGAGCTTCTCGCGTTGGAATTCAAGATGCGGGTCTAAACCTATGCGGCTGTCAACATATTTTATAGCCTGCAAATCACCATCAATGACCGCAAGCATTGCAAGTCTGTACTGCCGCGCTGTCTCGAGGTCTATTTCAATACCATTTTCAAGCATTTGCGCTTCAATAAGTTTTTCTGTGATTTCGCTCGGAGCTTTAAGTTCGAGAATATCTTGAAGTGTTCGACGATGAATTCGCGCCTTTCCGCTTGCTTTTCCGCCTGCGCTTTGAATCGCTCTTTGTTCGTTGATTGTTCGTTGATTCAAAGGAATGAGATTATTATTTACTCCTACGCCCTTGTAATCCGTTGTTTGATTTTTTTTTCGATGTTCGGAGCGTTCCGTATCGTTCGGAGCGTTCCGTATCGTTCGGAGCGTTCCGTTAGTTTTTTTTTCTGTATTCGCTCCGCTCCAGTTATCTTTGCTTTTCCATGCTCTTATGGTTGCTTCTGGTAGGTTGAGCTGCTTGGCAATCTCAACAAGCGGGGTCTCGGGATTGCTGTTATATATTTTTTTTGCTTCGTTGCGCTTTGGGTCTCTCTTTCTCGGCATTTATAACACCGCCTTTAATTTTTCGCAGCTTCAGTCCGCTTAATCCGCTCTCTTATCGCCTGCTTGATGTACTCGTTCATGCTCTCACTGCGACTATCAGCGTGGTGTTTGATTAAATCCTTGCCGCCCTTGTTCACACGCAGAAGTATGCTATCATAATTTGATTTATTGTTACTTTCTTTTGATTTCATGCGGATTAGCCTTTCTATGATAGCATATTTATTGTTGGTTACAGCCACGTATAAAAACAGCATTTGCATGCTATCATTGGAGCTTGTAATATTGCATAAATATACACGGTTATATTTATTAAACATTGCTTGCGCCGCATACGAAGCAGTTGAAGCCGCCAGTTTGCAAGCTCATGTTGAAGTTTTCGCCGCCGTGCATGAAACAATTCACGCGCCCCTTGCGGATTGGAAGCCCATAATACTCGGCACAGTCGCGGGCGGCCACGGCTTCGCGTGCTACTTCAAAGGCGTTCAAACCGACTCTGCCTGTTCGTCAAGCCATGCCTTCAGCTTATCTTTACCGACAATAAGCCTGCGCTCGGAAACTCTCACGGCAGGGAAGTCAGACCGCGCGAACAATTCATATGTTGTGGGTTTGGATAACCCTAACACCCTCGCGACATCGGCGGCGGTTAGTATTAAAGGCAATGCTTGCCAGTCAGTGGCTATTGATTTAATCATATTATCGCTCCTTTGTGTTTGTTTAGCATAATTGTATCACATTTAAATTCACTTGTCAATGCATTAGGTGTAATTTCAATGTTATTGCAATATAATTAATATTAAATATTGACAAGTGAATTAAAATGAGGGAGAAATTAAAAGAGCTTACCGAAATAGTTAAACTACTTGATAAGCTCTTTGCAAGAATAATCGGACTTGTCGGAACAATTATCTTGCTTATACTGGCGATAAAGACTTTACTCAATCTATAATCGCCTTGGGGGCGAAAGCCCCCGCCCCGAAAGGGGCATGGTTTCATAATATCACAATGAAAGGAGAATGTCAAGATGAAAAAAGATATATTGAGACTCGTTTTTCATTCCGCTTGTATTTTAGACGGCATCGCAATTTTAATTTTGGCTATAATCGGTTTATTAAATCATATATAAGGAGGTGATTTATTATGTGTAAACAACTAAGACCTGCTTTTCATGGAATGTTGCTTGTATCAAAAGATGGTAAAACGGTGATAAATACCAAAAATAATAAATTGAGGGCTCAATATCATAATAGCAGAGGTTATATGTTTATAAGCATACGATATGAAAGCAAACAAAAAAACTTTCTTGTTCATCGTCTTGTTGCGGAAGCGTGGATTGATAACCCTAATAACCATACTGTTGTAAATCATTTAGACCACAACAAATTAAATAATCACGCAGATAATTTAGAATGGACAACTCAGCAAAATAATTTAGAACATTACAATCAAAGCGAAAAAGCGAAAGAAGATAAAATTAAACTAAATCAAATAAAAAAAGACGGAACATGGATTCCGGCAGGCAATTACAAAGCTCAAAAAAAACACATAAAAGCTAATTATGTGAGATTCCCGCTCAATCTAAAGCCCGATGTCCTTGAACAGTTCCGCACAGCCTGCATCGCAAATGGAAGCACTCCCACGACGGAAATTAAAAAGGCGATAAATGCGTACATTGAGCAAAACACAGGCAAATAATCCCAAATATTAAACGCCGCTTACATTTCGTATGTAAACGGCGTTCTTTTTACCTCTATTCCCATTATATAATAGGAGCGTGGCTTTTGTCAAGTTTTCTTTCCGCTTTTTTTCCGCTTTCGTAACCAAATTTTTATACTCATTTTTGTGCAAATCGCCGAATTTAATTTTTCTTACAGCTTTTCTATTGCTACACTGGCTTATCATTCCCGCATGAACAAAGAGTTATAATATCCGTTTTTGGGAACTGTAGTTTTAATTTGGGGGTTGACATATTGGCTGTCAATATATATAATTGAATTAATGGCAGTCATAAAGTGAGGTGATAAAGTGTCGCCACGTACAGGCAGACCGAAAATTGAAAATCCTAAATCTGAACGCTTATCAATAAGACTTGATGATGAAAGCAATAAAATATTGAATGATTATTGCGAACAAGAAAACATAAAGAAGCCGGAAGCAGTTAGACGAGGGATAAGTAAATTAAAGTCTGATTTAACGAAATAAGGAATTGTTCTCCGTTCAAAAAGCACAATTCCTTATAAGCCCGACAGGTGCAAGCACCATATCTATGAAATATTATACCATAGATTATTGCTCCTGTCAACCTAAAATTTGAAAGGAGCATTTTTTTATGCAACAATTAGCTTTAACGACCCGCGCACAGCCCGACATCGCCCATTATCGCAAAAGAATCAAGGAAACGCTTGAAGCCCTTGAACGGACAATGCGTCAGTGCGGTAGTTCCTTAGACATGGTTCACATCAGCATGGACTTTTACCACATCTGCTCGGCAGTCCATAAAATCATCGAGCTTGAAAAGGAAACGGCAAAGCTCGTACCCAAGACTTTTGTCCTCGATAGTCGAGAAGTGGCTGAACTCATAGGGAAACGTCACGACCATTTATGTCGTGATATTCAGAAATACGCATTTATACTGGGTAATTTCAACGCCCCCAAAAATGGGGTGGTTAATTTCTTCATCGAAAGCACCTACACAGACAACAAAGGCGAAACCCGTCCCCGCTACCTACTCACCCGCAAAGGCTGTGAATTTGTCGCGAACAAGATGACAGGCGAAAAGGGAATCAAGTTCACCGCCGACTACATAAACAAGTTCCATGAAATGGAAGCAGGACAAACGCCGACACAAGCACCCGCGCTTCCGCTCGCGGCAAGCCCGACCGCCGCGCTCCCCGTCATGTCCGACACTAAAGCGATATACGCATGTGCGAAGCTGTCCGACCAGTACTTGAAGCTGTCGAAGTCGCCCGCGCTCACCGAAGAACAGCGCAGGGATTACGCATTGAAAGCCGTGCAGGCTTTAGAAAGCGGGGTGACATCATGAGAAACAAAGATTTAAACCGCCGAGGGTTTCTGAACCATGTGGGCGCAATCAAAAACATCGAGAAAGATAAAAATAAATTTTTCAAAGTTGCCAATATCGACAGAATGGCTGAACATTGCGCGGACGGGCAATATTGCAGCAGAGGTAACACTCTCATCAAAATGGCAAAATTACTGAGAAAAAATATGGACGAATATAATAATCTTAAAAAACGAGTCAGTATCTTGGAAATAAAAGAAGAATAATAAAAAAAATTGCGGCAACAAATTTGTTGCCGCAATTTTTTTCAAGAATCTTTACCAAAACAATAATTTCGACAATCGGCTTAACGCTAAATCAACGCGTTTATATGCAATTGTTTTCTCAATTTGGTATCTATCAATTATTCTGTTAATGCCCTCGCGGTCGGCATTGTCTATAAACGCGCAGGTCAGGCAATAGCGTTCATCGTCCGTCAGCCGGTCGAGCGCGGGAGTAATATCCGACTCGTAACCTAAAGCTTTCCCAAATCCGTACTTCAGTGCCTCAACCTTATCCACAGATACCTCAATATGATAGCTCTCACTCGCGGCAGATGATGAAACATTGACTACAGAGCCTCCGCCTGCCGAATACAAGCTTGTTTCAATCTCGCTGATTCTCTCGCCTGTGTTTTCAAGAAACCATTTCTTGTCGTTATACTCCCGAAGCATTTTTTTAGTTGCTTCTTTCGTGTCAAAATAGTCAAATTTTACCGATTGTGTCATTTTTTACCTCACATTGTGGTTTTTGTTTTTTATTTATACTATATATATTATCAAAGATTGATTTCATTGTCAATAGTTTTATTGCTAATTTATTGCTTATTTAATTATATTATCGCTGTTTCAATGGGATTATACAATTCCCTGTTAAGGAAATA